CCAACCTTAGAGATAAGGCCTTAAGAGATGCTAGAGCCGCAGTTGAAGGACTAGGTGCCAATAAGGAGATACGATTCTAATGACTAAAAAGATAGATGACTTACTGCAGGATCTAGAGGACAAAGCAACTGAGATTACTCTAAGCGATAACGTCGAGGAGCTTCAGAAAGAAGTTCTAAGACTACGTAAGATAATTGAAACCTATGGGATTGAAGAAGAAATGCATATAACCAATGTTGAATACGTTTGTCAGAAAGGAATTGACAATCTTAAACACATGGCAATAAGAGGTATGCTAGATTCTGATGCAACCAAAGCTCTTGACGTACTACACAAAAATTTAAGGATGGCTAGAGGACCTCTTGTGAAGAAAGAACTTCCAGGTAAAAAGACTTCTGAAGAACAGCTATTAAAAATCGTAGATGGAACAAAAGAATAAATTAAGCAAGAAGCAGGCCATAGAAAAGTTATGGCGACTAGGCAATCTTGAATGGAAACTTAAAGGTATCCAGAAAGAGATGCGCAGAGCTATTGTAGATAATCCTGACAACCAGACAGTATTTCTGGTATCAAGACGATCAGGTAAGTCTTTTACTATGTGTACAGGTGCAGTTGAAACCTGCGTAAAGATACCTAACTCTATTGTTAAGTATGTTTGTCCTAAACAAAAAATGGTGAAAACCATCGTCAAGCCAATTATGAGGATCATCTTAGAAGACTGTCCTCCCGATCTTATGCCGGAGTATAAGGAAGCGGATAAAAAATATGTATTTCCTAATGGTTCAGAAATACAGTTTGCGGGATCAGACGGGGGAAATATTGAAAATCTTCGAGGTGGTTTTGCACAACTATGTTTAGTCGATGAGGCAGGCTTCGTTGATGATCTCGACTACTCAATTAAGTCAGTTCTATCTCCTACCACAAAAACAGTTAATGGAAAAATAGTGTTAGCATCAACCCCAAGTCGTAGCCCAGACCATGAGTTTATGGTTAAATTTGTAGACAAATCTGATGCCGAAGGTAGCCTAATAAAGTATACAATTCACGATAACCCAATGTTTACGTCAGATATTATTGAACAGACAATAAAAGAATACTCTGGAGGATATCATGATCCTCAATTTAGAAGAGAATACCTTTGTGAGATTGAAGTTGATTCTGAACAAAAAGTACTCCCTGAATATACATCCGAATTAGAGAAAGATATTATTCGAGAAGTTGAGATGCCTCCGCATTTTGATGTCTATGTATCAGGGGACCCCGCTGCTCGGGATCTAACAGTTATCTTGTTTGGGTACTACGATTTTTTAAATGCACATCTTGTAATTTTAGATGAACTGGTCCTTGGGGGGAAAAATACCCACATAACTACACAAGAAATTGCAGATGGGATACGGAGAAAAGAAAAGTTACTTTTTACTAATACGCTTACAGGCGAAGTGAAGACTCCTCACCTTAGAGTTATGGATAATAATAACTTAATTTTAATCCATGACTTATTTCAAGAACATGGATTACAATTTTTACCAACAGCTAAAGACAATAAAGACGCCCAAGTAAATAAAACTAGGATGTGGCTAAAGCAAGGTAAAATAATAATTTCTCCTAAGTGTGTAAATTTACGTTACCAACTTAAAATGGCCCGATGGAAAATAGATAGAAATAATAATCGTAAAGGATTTGAGCATGTTGGAGAATCGTCTGATGGAAAATTAAAAGCAAACCACTGCGATGCTGTGGATGCTCTCCTGTATATGGTTAGAAATATTGATACTACTAAAAATCCCTATCCTGATGACTACTTTGAATTATCTGGAGAAAACATCCATTATCCAAAGGGTTACGAGACTCCAGGACAACAAAAAGCTAAACAAGTTATGTACGGAATCATTGGAAAGAAGAAATAACAACTATATGTGTAAGGAAATACTATGTTTTTAGAAAGAGATACCTATTTTGCCGCTGATGAAGCTGATCAAACAGTTTCTTACCTAATGAAAAAGAGTTCATATTGGTTTAATCTTCTTCATGCCAACCGCTATATTGATAAGTTGCGCAAAAGTTGGGAATCTTATCATGGATCTTATTATTCCTCTTATTATTCTGATGCACACTCAATTCAGTTTTCTGGAGAAAGTGGAGAATTAGCTAATATAGCTGTAAATCACTATAGAAATATTGCTCGACACATGCATACCATGATTACGTCGAATCGACCTACCTTCCAGGCGAGGTCAGTAAATACTGATTATAAGTCACAAGTTCAAACAAATCTAGCTAACGGGCTACTTGAGTACTATCTTCGTGAAAAACGTATGGAGAACTATCTTAAGACGGCTGTTGAGTATGCAATTGTTCTTGGAGCAGGTTATATCAAAATGGAGTGGAACGCAACTTCGGGTGAGATATACGACTACATCGAACCTGCGGGTCAATTTGTTTTTGATGGAGACGAAGAAGATAAAGAGGAGCTAGATTTAAAACCAGCTCCAGTTTATGAAGGAGATGTGGAATTTTCCAATCTTTCTCCTTTTGACGTAGTATTCGACAATACAAAAGAATCTCCTATGGATCACGACTGGGTTCTTTGTCGATCATTTAAAAATAAGTATGATCTTATGGCTAAGTATCCTGAACTTAAAGATAAGATTAATAAAATTAAAACCAAAAGCGATCAGAGCTACTACCGACTTTCTCTTAGTCCTTTAGATGAGACAGTTGATGTACCAATCTACGAATTTTTTCATAAAAGGTCAGAAAGCCTTCCGAATGGAAGATATATTATGTACTTGGATGATGACACAATTCTTATGGACACTACGATGCCCTATAGAAGTCTCCCTGTATATTCTATTATGCCAAGTCATTACCTTGGTACGCCATATGGTTATTCTCCCATGTTTGACTTACTCCCCATGCAAGACGCTATAAATAGTTTATACTCAACTATCCTTACGAATAACAATGCCTTCGGTGTCCAAAGTATTTTAAGTCCTAGAGGAAACGATATTCGTATTTCTCAAATTGAAGAGGGTCTTAACTTCATTGAGTATAACGCGATGGTTGCTGGGGGACAGTCAGGAAGACCTGAACCTTTGCAACTAACAAAAACTGCTCCTGAAACTTATCAATTCCTTGAAATGCTCGTTAGAGATATGGAAACAATTTCAGGAGTAAACTCGGTTGCTAGAGGTAATCCCGAAAGTTCATTAAAGTCAGGAACTGCTCTTGCCTTAGTTCAATCTCAAGCCCTACAGTTTATATCAGGACTACAACAGTCTTATGTAATGTTAATTGAAAGTCTTGGTACAGGACTGATAGAACTACTTCAAGACTTTGCTAAAGTACCAAGAGTTGCAGCAATTACAGGAAAAACAAATAAAGTTAAGATGGAACAATTTTCATCTGAAAAAATTGATTCTATTAGTCGAGTAGTGGTAGATGTCGGTAACGCTCTTGCTCAGTCTACTGCTGGTCGTGTTCAGATGGCTGACAACCTAATACAAATGGGAGTAGTTACTAATCCTGAACAATACTTTAGTGTTATTAACAGCGGTCGTCTTGAGACAATGACTGAAGGCGCAAGTAACCAAAACTTATTAATTAAAGCAGAAAACGAAAAATTATCAGACGGCGAAACTGGTGTTATTGCAACTGCAGTAGATAAACATTCTCTGCATATAAGAGAACACATGAATGTACTCGCCGATCCTGATTTAAGGCAGGACGCAGAGTTAACTGGTAGAGTTTTGGCTCATATTCAGGAACATATAAATCTTCTTCAGAATACTGATCCAAATTTGCTAGCTCTTATTGGGGAACAGCCTCTTAGTCCTCCTGGTGGTACACCAATGGCTCCTGGCACTGCTGCCCCAGATCAACCACAGCAGTCAATGGCACCTATGTCTCAGGTAACAGAAAACCCTCAAGCGCAGACAACTCAAGCGCAAGGAACTCTTCCTGAGCCCGCTCAACCACCACTTGATCCTGCAACTGGGATGCCACTAACAGCAACAGATAGACCATTGGGGGGATAATGTACGAAAAAACTCTTAAAGAGCTGGCAAAAAGAAAAGCAAAGCGCAAAGAAAAATCTGAACAAGAAAAAAAAGAAGCTTATAAAAAACCAGAAAGTCCTTTCTTAGATAAGGATAAAGAAAAAAGAAAAGCAAAAAAAGCAGAGGTAGATAAAGCTGTTGATACTTTGACAAACGATCTTTATAAACGAGCTAAAAAAGAAGCTGAAAAAGGTAATAAAGAAGAAAGTCAAAAGTTGATGAAAAGATTTGAAAGAGTGAATAGGAAACAGTAGTGACTGACGAAGATAAGCGCAAATTATTTGAACGTTATGATAAAGAAAATAGAATTTTTCAA